TGTAGAAGCATATTACTATGCATCTGATTGGAAGAAATTAAAACCAAACGAGGAGGTCAAGCGAATACCTGCTTTTGGTTTCTCAAAGGAATCCATCGAGATTCTATATGTTAAACCTTACCGTGCAGGTTTCTTCTACTACGCCCCAGTAGATTACCAAGGAGGCTTGCAGTACGCAGAACTAGAAGAGGAGATTGCTAATTACCACCTTAACAATATAATGAATGGGCTTGCTCCTTCGATGCTTATTAATTTTAATAATGGAGTGCCAAACGAGGAAGAAAGGCAACTGCTTGAAAACCGAATAAGAGATAAATGGAGCGGTTCATCGAATGCTGGTAAGTTTGTATTAGCATTTAACGATGATGCAGCGCAGGCAGCCACGATTGAGCCTATTCAGTTAAGTGAAGCGCATAACCAATACCAATTCCTTTCAGACGAAAGCACTAAGAAGGTAATGATGAGCCATAGGGTGGTATCTCCTATGCTTTTAGGGATTAAGGACAACACAGGGCTGGGGAATAACGCTGACGAGTTAAAGACGGCTTCTATATTAATGGACAATACCGTTATAAGACCATTTCAGGAACTTTTACTTGATGCCTTTGACAAGATACTAGCGGTTAATAATATCTCGTTAAACCTTTATTTTAGAACATTACAACCGTTAGAGTTTACCGATTTGTCGAATGTCGCTGACCAAGAAACGAGAGAGGAAGAAACAGGCGTAAAGTCGAATGACGAAGTGAAGATGAGTAAAGAATTGCCTGATGTTGATGATAGGGTTTTTGATTTACTAGAGGGTGAGGATGAAGATTTAGAAAATTGGGAATTGGTTGATGAAAGACCTGTAGATTACGACCAAGAAGAGGCGTTAGACAAGATGATAGGATTAGCTTCAACGGGTACAGCAAGACCAAAGGCGAAGTCGGAACAAGACGGGAATGTAGATGATGTTCGATTTAAAGTACGTTATCAATATGCACCACTTACTACTTCTGGTAATTCCAGAGAATTTTGCCGAAAAATGGTTGCAGCAAAGAAAATCTATCGAAAGGAAGATGTCCTTGCTTTGGAAGAAAAAGTAGTTAACGCAGGATGGGGACCAAGAGGCGCAGACACCTACAATGTCTGGTTTTATAAAGGCGGCGGTAATTGCCATCATTTTTGGATGCGCAAGACTTACCGTGCTAAAGGCGTTAATCCTGATGTAGGAAACCCCAACGCAGAAGTAAGCGTTAATCAAGCTAAGAAAGACGGATTTAAACCGGAGGTAAACGACAAGAAAGTCGCTACCCGACCTGTTGATATGCCAAATAACGGATTTTTACCTAAGAAATGACAGCACTATTCATAACCCGCACCGACCTTGTTCGCAATTCCATATTGGATGGAAATGTGGATACAGATAAGTTTATTCATTTTGTTAAAATCGCACAAGAGATACACGTTAGGAATTACTTGGGAACAGATTTATACAACAAGATTTCTGCGGACATAATAGCTGACACGTTATCTGGTGATTATTTGACGCTTGTAACTACCTATATTCAACCGATGCTTATTCACTTCGCTATGGTTGACTACTTACCGTTTGCTGCTTACCAAGTAAAGAATGGTGGGATATTCAAACACACGAGCGAGAATGCGACATCGGTTGACAAGAAGGAGGTGGATTATTTAGTCGCCAAAGAGAGAGAATTTGCGGACTATTACACAAGACGTTTTATCGATTATATGTCGTTTAACCAAAATCTGTTTCCCGAATATCGTTCAAATTCCAATGACGACATATTTCCAGATTCAGACGCAACATTTAAGGGATGGGTGCTATAGGTAAGCCGAAGCAAAGCAACATAGAGAAGTTAGTAATTTATCTTTCAAAGAATGGCAAATAATACAATAGGTTGGGGACAAGGGGCTACCAATAACGAAATAGGATGGGGTAGAGGAAGTTCTAATGATATTGGATGGGGAAGTGTGTATGATTCTTCGTATGTTGGTGACACTGATATAGTAGGAGGAGGAGGCGATACGCGATTTATAATTAGAATAGACACTACACAAGCGGGAAGCGCAGCAGACACATTTGTTCTTCCTTGGGTGGGAACGTACGATGTTGATTGGGGAGATGGTATTTCGGATGTTGGTTTGTCAGGCACTCAAACACATACATATACTTCTATTGGGACTTATGATGTAGCGGTTACTGCTGCTAGTGGAAGGATATTCTTTAATAATACGGGAGATAAAGCGAAGCTTATTGACATCAAGAATTGGGGTTCTGTTGCTTGGGATTCAATGATTGACGCATTTCGGAGTTGCAGTTCTTTAACGGCAGTAAGTGCGACAGATATTCCTGATTTTAGCGCAGCAAGTTTTAGTTGTTTAAGAATGTTTGAAAATTGCACATTCTTAAATTCAATAGATGTTAGTGGTTGGGATATGAGTACGACAACACTAATAGCTTCTATGTTTAATCAATGCTATACATTAACATCAATAGATGTTAGTAATTGGAATACTAGCCTTGTTAGTATAGCAAGCAATACATTTAGAAGTTGCTTTAATTTAAAAGCTGATTTCTCAGGACTTGACATAGCAGCAGTAACAGCATTCACAAACTTCGCATTATCCACAAACATAAACGAAACAGGTACAACTACAAACTACGACAACACACTTATCTCGTGGGCAGCGCAAGCACCAACAAGCGGTATATCAATACACTTTGGAAATTCTAAATACACCGCAGGTGGAGCAGCAGAAGCCGCAAGAACATCTCTACAAGTAACATACGGATGGACTATCGTTGATGGTGGTCCTGCTTAATCTTAAAAAAATATAATATGAAAATCACTAAACCTGAACAAGTTACATACTTCATCTGCCGAGATGATGAAGTCTTTGATGTTAAAGCATACGGCAAGATAGAAACTACGCAAGAAATGATTACACCACATCCTATTGTTGACACCTATGTGGTTGAGCAAGAGTGGTTGGATAAACTTGCAGAAGCAGGAATTACGTTTGAGGAAGAAATAGTTTAGAATGAGTTATACGAATGTTGCATTAGCGGTTATACCTTCAGGCATTAAGTCTAACATCGTTTATTCCCTTATAGGCGGTGATATGACCTTCGTCCGTACATCGGCTGCCACAAGGGTAAATAAAGACGGTTTAATTGAATATGTACCTATCGGGCAACCGAGATTAAACTATGATGGTGCTATTCCTTATTTACTAATCGAGCCTCAACGTTCAAACGGACTTCAATATTCCGAGGACTTCTCTAATGCCTATTGGACGAAGACGAATGTTACTGTTGAAACCAATGCGAATATTGCGCCTGACGGAAACACTACCGCAGATATAATGCGTGAAACTACTGCAAATAGTGAGCATCGTATTGCACGCTCTTCTTCATTCGGAGGTGGAGGTGCTTCTTATACATTTTCTGTGTTTGCGAAATCAGGAGGAAGGAAGCTAAATTTGTTTTCAGCGACAAGTTCACGATTTGAGGTTAATGCGACATTCGATTTAGAGGCGGGAACGGTAAGCACAGTAACAGGTACGGCAAGCATAGAAAGCTACCCTAATGGGTGGTACAGATGCAGCGTAAGTGGTATATCTTCGTCTTCTGGTTCTTCTACCATTTACTACCGACACAGGGATGCTTCAAACAACACTTCTTATGCGGGTGATACGGCTAAGTTTACCCTACTATGGGGGGCGCAGTTAGAAGAAAGTCTTCATCCAACGTCCTACATTCCAAGGCTTGATTCAGTCGCAGCTACTCGTAATGCGGAAACTTGCCATTCAGGAACAGGAGATTTCAATTCCAACGAAGGTGTGTTGTTTGCCGAGATTCAAGCACAGAATGACGATCCGGGTGCTAATATCTATTTAGGACTAAGCGACGGAACGGCATCCAATATGTTAATCATTCGTTACACTACCGACGGGCTAATACAAATACATAACAACGGCACATCGCTTTCAAATCGTGTATTTGGAGATGATTTAGACCTGACGCAAACCATTAAGGTAGCGGTGAAATACGGCACGCAAACAAGCGATTACAAGGTATTCATTAACGGCACAGAGCAAACGGTGTTTGGTACATTTACGGCACAAGATATGACGGGATTAGATTCGTTTGATTTAACCTACCCAACAGGTACATTACCATTCTTAGGCAAGGTTAAGCAAGCCGTTGTTTTCAATTCAGCATTAACAGATTCACAACTAGCAGAACTTACAAGATGATATTTAAGAAATACGAATTTGATTCCGAAGCTACTGCCAAGACACGTATAGCAGCGTTACCGACAGACGAAGAAGGAAACCCTACCCATCACCATAGCATTAAAGAACTCGGTTATTTATGGATTACCGAACCAACATACGACGAAGAAGGAAATGAGGTAAGCGAAGGCACAAAGGCAAGCGTGTATAGCGTAGATGTGTTATGGAAGAGAGAAGAAATATTACAAACTGAAGAACAAACGGTTGACGGAGTGACACACATCGTCGAGACTGTTAAATATCCATACGGATGGGCAAGTAAGGAAATTCAATACGACGAAACTTGGAGAAGTATTAACGGAGCGCACAAATTTATAGGCTGGAAATTTTTTGAGTAATAATGACACTAGACAATAAAATATCATTCGTAAGCGGAGCGGCAGTTAGCACCGCAACGGCAGTAAACCAATACCAAGGAGTAACATTCGATGCTATCGTTTCGATGGCTATTCTCGGAGCGGTAGGTGGTTTCTTTGGTTTAGCGGGCAAGCAACTTTTTTATTTTTTAAAAAATAAGCTATGAAATATTTCTCATTCTACGAGTTTGATTCTCCGTTAGAGAAGGGTAGCGGATTACGTATGGACACAAAGTTTCTTGAGATGCTCGAGAAGGCACGTGAGAGGGCTTCTGTGCCATTTAAAATCACAAGTGGGTATAGAGTGCCAGCTGACATAGAAAGGCTCTTAAAACGCGGCTATAAGGTTTCTAAGAATAGTTCTCACTTAAAAGGTTTAGCTGCTGACATTTCTACTTTGGATTCTGGGACACGATATAAAATCATAGAGGCATTAATTTATGCTGGTTTTACTCGTATAGGAATAGCTAACACGTTTATACACGTAGATTGTGATCCTGACAAGCCACAGAATGTAATTTGGATGTATTAATTTAAAACTCAATATAATGAACAATTTAAAAGAATCTTTTAAAAGCTGGAAAACTACCCTATTAGGTTTTGTGCCTATCATCCTTTCGCTTCTTATAATGCTAGGGGTAGTAAAGGTAGACGACCAAGCAGCGGTGCAAGAAGGTGTTAACCAAATCGTAGCTAACGCAGAGGGTGGACTTGATAACATCGTGGCGTTAATTTCTGCCGTTGTTGGACTTATTGGAATATTTTCTAAGGACGGAGATAAATAATTCCGTACCTTTGTATTCACCACAAACACAAGGGCGTTGGTTCCGTTTTATATCGGGCTTTCACTTTCAAATTAAACCTCCAGTTAATAGCGGAGGTTTTTTTGTTTATCTTTAGAATATGGCAAAGAAACCAACAAAGACGGCACTCGTTAAAAAACTGGATAAAGTGTTCAGTGAATATATTCGCCGAAGAAACGGAGAGATGGCAACGTGCGTTACTTGTGGGAAGATATCACATTGGAAAGAGATGCAAGCTGGACACTTTATGAGTAGACGACATAGAGCAACCAGATGGCACGAAGATAACGTTCAGGTGCAATGCGTTAAATGTAATATGTTCGGGCAAGGGGAACAGTTTAAATTTGGTAAATGGATGGGAGACGAGAAAGCCAACGAACTTATTCAGCTTTCAAGTCAAGTAGTTAAACTTAGTGATTACGAGATGCAAGAACTTATTGAACTTTATAAAAGAAAGTTAGCGGATTTATAAGTATATTTGTCTGTTGTTTCTGAAGATTGATTTCTTCTGTTTTGTTTTTCATCGAGAAAGGGGGTTTCGGCTCCCTTTTTTTTTATTCCCCATTGTGTAATTAACAAATGTTTATTATATTTGCTAAAAACAACAACAGATGGATAACGAAAACTCCGTAGATTACCTTAAGGCTCGAGTAGAAGCTTTAGAGAAACGAAATCAAATGCTTACCGAGGAATTGAATGCGCTGATTAGAAGTGTGTCTTCGGTGTGTGATTCAATCATTAATTACCAGCGGTAAGTCCTAAGCCGCATCTATTTAGGACAATAAATATTTAATTATGAGAGAAAATCGAATGTCAACCGAAATGAGCAATCCGGCTACCAAGTTCTTAAGTTGGAAGAGTAACCATCAGAAATTTAGTTACTACGACAAAACCAGCCAAGAGAATGTGTTCTTGGAAATGCCCGTTAAATTCTTGGCATTGACGCGTTACAAGACCGTTAAAGGATGGAATCAAAAGAAGGAAGGTGCTATCATTTCTAACGAGGTCAAATCGCTCAAGGATGAACTTGTTGTGAACTTCTATAAGAAGGGCGACAAACAAGAAATAGCACGAGGTTCTTGGAATGACATAAAAGAAACCGTTGAGTTCTGGGGAGGACGTTACACAGAGAGCGTCTATGCGATGATGCCTGACGGAGAACTTGTTAATCTTCAACTAAGTGGTGCTTCCTTGAGTACGTGGTTTGAATTTCAAAAAAATCAATCACACAGGTTCTACGACGAATTCGTTGTAATTAACGGATTCAAGGAAGGCAAGAGCGGTGCGGTAACATTTACCTATCCTATCTTTGAATGGGGAGGTAAGATGAACGCAAGTCAAAAGACCTTAGCGGATGCTGCAGATGATTTAGTGCAGAGATATGAAGCATCTTACTTTAAAAATAGCGGTAACACACAACGTGAGAAGGTTTCAGCGGCAATCGAAATGTTATCGGACACCTTTGATGCTGGGGTAGAAGATGTTAAACAACCTGTACCTACTAAAGAAGCAGATACCAAGATGGTGCGTGAAATGAGAGATTACGACCCAGACGATTTGCCGTTTTAATCGTATCTTAGAAGCAAATTAGAACCAAGTTTAACTTATTGCCGCCTACTACGTGATGCCTTTTGGTTCTGGCTAACGTGGTAGAGCGGCTTTTAAATTTTAGATGTATGTTAAAAATAAAAGAAGAATTTAAGAATTTAATACCTGCGCTAACAAGCGAAGAATACAAGCAATTAGAAGAAAATTGTATGTCGCAAGGTATCCGCGAAAAGATTCTAACGTGGCAAGGTTATATTATTGACGGGCATAACCGATATAATATTGCTATGCAATGGGGCTTAGAATACGAAACGGAATCAATGTATTTTGAGGACGAATCGGATGTTAAAATATGGATGATTAACAATCAATTGGGTAGGCGTAGCGTAAGCGTTCGGCAACGTGAATATTTGATTGGTAAACGATACGAAAGCGAAAAGCAAAAGCACGGTGGGCAATTACCAAAGGGATATGACAAAATGTCGCATCCGTTATCTACTGCTCAAAAATTAGCTGAAGAATTTGGAATAACGGATAGGCAAGTACATCGTAATGCTGAATTTTCTAAAGGTGTAGACAAGTTAAATGATGAGTTGCGCAATCAAGTGCTGCAAGGTTCTGCTCAATTAAGAAAGCAAGACATCCAAGAATTAGCTAAAGCTGAAGACACGTTTGTTGCAACAAGCGAAAAAGAAATACTTGAAAAGGCTAAAGAATTAAAAGAAAAGCGTAAAGAGGAGTACAAAGAAAAACTTGAGCAACGTATCCAAAAGAAAATTGAGCAAGAACCGATTAATGAAGAAGAAAAAGCGATGATTGATAAATTGCTTGCTGGCGAAACAATTGTGATTAATATGAATAAACATTTTCACGTTTTAAAGATTGCTAAAGAAAAAGGATTGTATTACCAGATAGACCGATATAGCCCATTTGGTAATCCTTATTTTTTGGATAGCGATGGCGACCGTAATCAAGTATGTGACGGATTTGCGGATTACTTTAAACACAAACGCAGCTTGCACGATAAATTGAAGGATTTAAAAGGCAAGGCTTTAGGATGCCATTGCGCACCATTGCGTTGTCACGGTGACCATTTAAAAGAATTAGCTGATGCGAATTAACTTTTTACAAGTGGCAATCGCTCAATGGGAACACAACAACAAACTAAAAAACAAATTTCATTGTACAATTGGATTAAACATTGATACCAATGAATTAGTTAGGATGTATCCGGTTGAGCGATTTAAAATGCGTAAGCACGAAATTTACAATGTTGAGGTTGAACCTATGACGTGTAAACGTGAGCGCAGTTTTAAACCGATACGTATGTTTAAAATTGGTCAGTTAAAGGAGCAACAAACGAACACCTTGTTAAACCAAATATCTATAACCACAATAGATAGTTTAAACACAAATAAATTATCAATGGGTATTATTGACATAAACAACAAACACATTCATATTGAAACCAATGAGAATTACGTTAACGATAGCCAATATGATTTATTTGAACATACCGAATATAGCAAAGTAAATAGTTTGTGTGATAAAAGTTATAGCAATCAGCTAAAAAAGGATATTCGAATTAAATTTGCTGATACAGATACAAAACAAGGATATAGAGATTTAAGCTATAACGAGCATCATTTTTTTGTTGGTTTGGATAAAAACAATAGCATACCAGTTTATTACAACACAAACCTTTACAACAGAATGATAGTTGGTAATTTAAGAAATCATAGAAACGTTTTTATAGGTTTGTGTATGTTTAAAGGAAAATAATTATTTTAGCATTGAAATTACCGCCAGTGATTAGTAAAATCTTATATAACCCTCTGCATAACGAAATGCCTCTTGGCGGTGGCTATCGTGTGCAGGGGGTTTCTTTTTGTTATGGCCGCTGATAAAAATTCATTTACTGCTTATTGCGATTGGGGAAATGTATTTGACAAACTTACCGATGAGCAATTAGGAAAGCTAACAAGGCATATTTGGGATTATGTAAGGGATAAGAATCCAGAAACAGATGACCAGATAACGGAACTTTTATTTATTCCAATAAGGGATTCCTTAAAGCGTGATTTAAAGAAGTGGGAAAAGCGATGTGAAATCAATCGTGAGGTTGGTAAAAAAGGAGGAAGACCTAAAAAAATCGATAACCCAAAAAACCCAATGGGTTATTTAGAAACCGAACGGTTAATTTCAAAACCCAAAAAACCCGATAATGATAATGATAAAGAGAATAATATTAATAATGAATCTGAAATTATTGCTCTTTACGATAGGTTTTTAAAGGAGATTGAAAATGGGGAACATAAGATTGTTTTGGAACGCATTAAAATGCAACTTAAATTAGAATCTTTAAAGAGCCTATCTAACCAGTTTAACACACACTTACTCGCAGAGAACATATTACACATTTCTACGCAAAAATTTTTAGCACACTTTAAAAATTGGTTAAATTCAATGGATGCTAAAGGACGATTAGAAGAATACAAAACAATTAGAAGAGGTGCGTTATGACAGATTTAGACAAACTTAAATTAGCTTTAAGAAGAACCGATGAGGATAAAGAATTAAATAAGATTGACTTCTTAAAGATTTACAGAGATACTAAATTAAATCTTAATGAGGTTCTTCCTAATCCACCCGTTGCAATTTCAATAGGTTCGTATCATTATAGAAATGAACTTATGCCGATTCAGTTTGGTACATACGGAAACTTCTCTTGTATCGTTGGTGCTTCTAAGTCTAAGAAAACATTTTTTAAATCTGCCTTGTTAGCTGGTTATATTGGTGGGCAGGCTCAAAACTTTTTTAGCGAGATACGTGGACACGAAACGGAAGGAAAAGTTATTCTAGACATTGATACTGAACAGTCAAAGTGGGATGCACAACGAGTTTCTAGAAGAGTGATAGATATGGTAGGAGCGGAGTATCCAAACTACAAAGCATTTTTTTTAAGAGAGCAAGAAGCAAAGATTAGATTAGATTTCATTGAGTACCTTGTAAACGATGCTTACAAAGGAAAAGTGGGCATTTTATCAATAGATGGCGCTGCGGATTTGATTGAAAACGTAAATGATTTAACAGAATCAAATGCAGTAGTCCAAAGATTGATGAAACTAACCTCTCAAAACAATTTGCATCTTATGACCGTTATACATAGAAATCACGATACTGATAAGCCAACAGGACATTTAGGAAGTGCAATCTTAAAGAAAGCTGAAACAGTCGCATTTGTAGAACCAGACAAAGATGGTAGTAAAGCAATGATAGTTCGGGCAAAATACACAAGAAGCTTTCCTTTTGATAACTTTGCTTTTGATGTGAACGATTACGGACTACCATACGAATTAAACGGAATAAGTTTTTAGCAATGAAAATAGACAAAGCATTATCACACTTGGCAATAAAAATAGGAAACAACAAGTATTCCACCGATTACGACAAGGAATGCATTGACACGCTGATTGAATATGTGCAAGATTCCAGAGAGCAGAAGATGCGTAACCAAGACTTGTATTACAAGCTATACCTGTTCCTGTTCAACGAGTTTGTAAATCAATATGACGAGGTTAAGAGTCAAGTGCGGTTACACAAGATTCTTGAGATGCCGATTCAATTTCACATTGACCAGCTAACCTCTTCAATGAACCATCGACAACTTTACGAAGATTTAGCTTTAGATACTGACCAAGAAGTAACACAGGAGCGCGTAGAAGCGTTTTTTAAGTCTCGTCTATGGTCTACTACCGAAGTAGAGGAGAACGTTCGGCAAATGGCTCAAAAAGCCCTTGAAACGTATTTGTAGGAAATAATTTATACCTTTGATAAAAACACGGTATGTGGTTAGGTGAGAATATGTTACTTACGGCAGGGATTGTAGATGGCATACTTGTGGGCTTTTATCGCTACCCTGAAGAAGATACGGATGGCGACCCACTAGATAGCTATGTGTTAACCTTTCTTTGCTTTTATATTCGCTTGCAAGTATGGTAGATGTGTTGTCTATAATCGCTAAGAAGCATTTAGAATGGGTCGAAATGGTGCAGAGGTTTGGATGTACGAGAGAAAACGCGGAGGATATCGTTCAGGAAATGTACATTAAAATCAAAAAACGAGTAGATGAAGGTGCGGATGTGATGTTCGACGAGAAAGAAGCGAATTACTACTATATCTTCACAACTGTTAAGAATTTGTTTTTGGACCAAAAAAGGAAGGAAAGCAAGTTTATTTTAACTGAAATTGGCGAAAATGACTTAGAAACCGAACAAAACGTGTTGTTTTCTGAAGTGTACGAGCAATGTAATGATGTGCTTTCGACCTTTCATTGGTACGACCAAAAGATATACGAAATCGTCGAATCAGGCACTAACATCCGACAACTATCGAGAAAAACAACCATTTCTTACTATTCGCTGTATAATACCTACAACAAAGTAAAAAAAGGAATTAAGAAAAAATTAAACTTATGAAACTTGGGGACAAATTAGAAGTGATATTTCGTTATACAGGTGTGAAGTGGCTCACAAAGAAGATTGTAATTGACGTTTTAGGGTATGAAAGCTGCGGGTGTGAGGACAGGAAGGAAGCATTGAACAACATTCAAATAAGAAGAAAATGACGGCAAAACAACATAAAGACTGGTCACTATTTCGAGCAAGGAAATCAACCAATATAAGCCAAGAGGAATTTACGATGTTGTGCGAGATGCACGCTGAACTTTTCAACCACACCTTCTACAAGCCTTGCACGTGCCGACCTAAGGAGATAAACAAATGGATAAGCGACATCAACAGGATTTATGATTCGCTTCAAACATCAGAAAATGATAACACCTAAGAAGCTTTCTTCAAATTACCATCGTTTTGATATTCCGGTTGAAGCGAAAGAGGAGAAGTGGATGTTTACCTGTTCTGATGTTCACTTTGATAATCCAAAATGCAACAGGGAACTTTTCTTCAGGCATATGGATAAGGCACTCGAGCTGGATGCGATGATTACCATTACGGGTGATTTCTTCTGCTTGATGCAGGGAGCATATGACCCACGTAAAAGTAAGAGTAGCATTCTGCCAGAACACAATGAAGACAATTACTTAGATTTAGTAATTAATGATGCAGCTGAAAGGTTAATACCATACGCTAAGAACATCATTTTAATATCACGAGGTAATCACGAAACGAGCGTAAGCAAGAGAAACGAAACGGATGTGATGGAAAGGTTCATCGAGCGGCTAAACCTTCTCGCAGATAGCAACATTCAAATAGGTAATTACTTAGGTTACTATACACTTAATTTCTCATACACCAAGGGAGGAGATAACAAACCTATCAATGTAGCTTACTCACACGGACATTGGGGAGGCATAGTTACTAAAGGAGCATTAAGTGTTATGCGTTATTCGGCTATGTTTCCTGATGCCGATATTGTGTTTAGTGGGCATACGCACGACGCATTTATAATGACGCAACCGAGGTATAAGATGAGCAATAAGGCGAACAGGGTTCAGATAGAGAAACAATGGCACGTGAGGACCGGTACGTA